TAATAATAGAAATTCTCTTATTAGCTTTTACCATGATGATGATACTTCCGGTTTAAGAGCATTTAATGGATTGAATGAGGAATTAACACTTGTTGAAGTGAAAGAGATGATTGATGGGTTAAGAAAGGCATATTTAAATATAAATGAAGTCGAGTATAAGAAAAGAACTCTCGAACAAATAAAATATGATATTGATTATTTATTCGAAGAATGTGAAGTTGGCCCTAATCTGTTTAAGAATTTTAGAAAAGATATTAAGAGAAACTATGTTATAGAATGTACCAACTGCTTAAAAAAGATTTCGACTAAAACAGAAAAAGGATATTGGGTTGCTCAAAGTTACCATAAGCAGATTTATGGAGAGAAGTTTTGTTCAGAATGGTGCGTAGTCAAGTATATCGACGATATTAAACAAAATATAATTAAAAAGAAAAAAATACTATATGATCTCTAAGTTGTAAAAAAACACCATTGATATTACCATCAAGGTGATTTTTTTATGAAATAAAATTGATATTTTATTTCAAATTTGATACGGTAAATTTTTAGGGTCATTACATTTTAAGGAGCATTATAAATGGATAGGTTATTTTTCACAGTTGAAGATGAACGTGTAAAACACTTGGCGAAGGTCGATCCAAAATTAGAAAAATTAATAAAGAATGTTGGAACAATTGATATTCCTTTAAGTACAGACTTTTATTGTTCAACAGTAAAGCGGATTATTGGGCAACAACTTTCATTAAAAGCTGCTCAAACAATTATAGGCAGAGTCGAAAATATTTGGCAGAATTTCAATCCAGAATTATTAGAAGATATATCAGATGACCTAATTTGTGGTTGTGGCGTATCTTTTCCAAAACTTAAATACATACGGGATTTGACACAAAAATACTTAACACGTGAAGTTGATTTTTCAACTATACATATGTTAGATGACGAGGAAGTAATAAAAACATTAACTAACATAAAGGGAATTGGAAAATGGACTGCCGAAATGTTTCTTATCTTTTCATTGGGGAGACTTGATGTTTTATCATACGGTGATGTTAGTATTAAAAATGCGATTAGATGGCTATATCAAATTGAAAAAGAACAGTCATTGGATTTAGATTATTTTTACGAAAAGTGGCAACCTTATAATTCGATTGCTTCACTGTATTTATGGGGAGCTATTGATTTAGGTTTTGTAAAAAAATAACGAATGGATAGTAACTACTGACTTCTTTATTTCGTTGACATGATTATAATTACCACTATTTTCTTGTAAAAGAGAAATTCAAAATGTAAAATAAAATTGATACTCTATATTTCATACTAAAGGGAGGAATAATATTGGAAAAAGAAATAAGAGAAACCTTACAATCTTATTATTCATCATTTACTAAAAAAACCTATTCAGATGAAAACAACGAATATGATATTTTAATGGAGCTATTCGGTATTTCTCCTGATTTAAAAAGGGAAAATAGACAATACTGGGGAAGAGAATTAGGAATGTTATGGCAACGTGTTATCATAGAAATCTTTAAAGAAAAGCACCCCCATTTTGGAGATGCGTTAAAGTATGATGCAGACGAGCCGTGTGATTTGGTTGCTGGTTCTGATGCAATTGATACCAAATATAGAATAGGTTCAGGGGACTCGGGAACTCTAAAGAAATTTAAAACCTATGGAAAACTTTTAAGAGATGAAGGGTATCGACCTGTCCTCCTAATTCTAAGAGAAGATAATCTTCCAGCTGCAATTAAGGCTTGTGAAGTAGGAGGATGGACAATTCTAACAGGTCAAAAAACTTATGAATATATACGAGAGAAAACAGGTGTAGATATTGTAAGTTATCTCAAAAAATTTGGTAACGAATTTGCAATTAATCGTTAATCATAGAAAAAAGGTCTTGTTGTTCACCTTCTAATTCTTGTTTTTGTTTCAAGTTTTCTAATCTTTTTCTAATGATTTCACAATACTCATCAACTATTTCTATACCAACATAATCTATACCAAGTTCTGTAGCCGCCAAAGCTGTAGTGCCTGAACCCATAAAAGGGTCTATAACTATGTTGCCTTCTATTTTAGGGGTTGATAACTCTATGAGCTTCTTAATCAATTCCATTGGTTTTACAGTTACATGAATATTGAAATCATCATTTTTATCTCGTTTTATATTTTCAATAATATTGGATTGGAAGCCTTCTTCCGTTTTCGCATGAAACAAACCTACATTATACTGTTGCAGAGTTTCAATGTAATTGTTTACTAATGGCTTTTGAACTACAGAGATGGCTTCCCATTCATTCCTTAAAGCACTGTGCCATCCTTCCCACTGTTCAGGATTTTCTGCACCCATTTTTTCAAGTTTTTTTGCAACATTTAACCCTTTCGGAATACCACTATGCCTTCTATATACTATAATATCTCTCGCATAAAATCCTACATTTTCTAGAGCTACCTGTACTTGAGCAATTGTTCTGGTGCTATTAAAAGTAAAAACTAATGCTCCTGGTTTTAAAATACGATATAATTCTCTTCCCCAATCCTCAATCCACTTTTGATACTCAACTATATTATCACGATTTTTTTTATACCATCTCTCATTCCTAACGCCACCTGCTAAACCACTACCGTAAGGAATGTTCTTAACCAAAGTATTGGAATTTTGGACTCGTTCAGTCCTTCTTTTAATTTCTTCTACATCCCAATTACGACCGATAAACTCATAATTGTATGGCGGATCAGTTATACACGTTGCAATAGAATTATCTGGTAATTGTTTCATCATTTCTAAACAATCACCATTAAGTATTTGATTTCTAAATTCCATAATTACACTCCTTAAGCTTGTCCTAAATTAATAATAAAAAAAATAGTTTACGCTTGTCAACTATTTTTCGTTGGTCTTCCAACTCTATTAATTTTCTTTATTAACGACTGAATTTCATATTCAGTTGTTACGTAAATTGGGCTATCTTGTCCTAATTTCCTGCATTTTAATTTACCTTCTTTGACGAGTTTGTGCATATATTGCCTAGTATAAGGTTCTTTCTTGCCCTTTAACTCAGCTAACCTTTTAGCAGCCTCAGATAAAGTGTATTCCTGATTATCCATTTCCTCACATCCTATTTTTGTCTAGCAACTTAATAATAACAAATTAATGAGTGAGGTAAAATTAATTTTATTTTGTGAAAAAAGAAAAGGTCCTGACAAGGTCATAACAGGACTCTATTTCTCTTCACTTTATTTTGTACTTTATTTTTGCTATGCTTTTATTGTATAGGTCTTAGTTTCTGTTTCCATTGGGGCAGTTGTTACAGCAACTGTCTCAAACATATCCTGTATCTTTTAAAAGCAAACTTATCTTCTCATAACTTTTTATTAAAAATATGAATTAAGTAAAACTGCAAAAAAATAACTTGGCAGCCTTATCTTTTATTTGATACGACTGCCTTTTTTATATCTTTCCTTCGTATTCTTCTACCATCTTCAGCAACTTCTTATTGTTGGATTTAAAAGCTTTCTTCTTCATCAACAAACAATATTTATCGTGAGGAAGAATTTCAAAAGTATTAGAATCACAAGTAAATAATGTATAAAGAAGTGGATCTAATAATTCTGGATTTTTGAGCATGGTAGAAAGAGCTTCTTTTTGACTTAACGATTTAGCTTTTGAAAGAAGTTCAGTTTCTTTTTCAAACATTAGTTAGCACCTTCCATCAATAGCTCAACTAAAGCTTCATCATCATCATCATCTAGTTGGATATTGGAAATATCATTACTTACTACTTCAATTAACTCACGACGACTAGCTGGGTCTAACATTAACCTTTTCATTTGTCTATCGACAGTTTGAAGCAAAGTATTTCTTTGTTGAAGAACTTTTATTTCTTCAGTTAGATTAAGTTCTTCTTTAGCAAGTTTATTTTCAAATCTGTTCAAGTGATACATAGTATTAGCAAGTTCAATAAGTCCAAATTTATCTGTTCCTATCAAGTGTGTTGCTCCGATAGCTTTCAGTTCTTTTACTAGAATATTGTACATGTGGTTACTATGAAGTCGATATCCCTCTGGCAAATCATTGAAGTCAGTCTGGGGTAAATTCTTTTTAAATTCTTCTGCTTGTTCTTGTTTACGTTTTGCACGAGTAACATTACTGTCTTTATGAAGTCCAGGAATTTTTTGATTCATACTGTCAACTCCTTTCAGCTTCTAAGTTGGGCCGAGTGAAACGGTAACGTCCGAAAAAATAGACCGCGGGGGGTTATTATGGTACAGAGAGAGGTTTTTTCAAAACTAATGGGCGATACTTTCTTCAACTTTCTTAACAAACGAATAACTTACTTCCTCACAACCATTCTCTTTCAGTATCATATTCACAAAGAATAGTATGTCTTCACGAACAACCTTCTTACCTTTCCATCTCTTCAATTCAATTAAATGTTTCGTATAAACCTTTGCTAAAGCAATTCTAAATGCTTCCTCACCAATATCTTCTCGTAATACATGTAAGTATCTTGCTTTATCATGAGCTGTTATTTCTTTTTCAACTTCAATAACTTTCATTACAATTCACCTCTTTCTTTCTATACTTCTGTCCGATCACCTTCGAATACTTTCTTCATAGCATTATTATAAGATGCTTCTTGTGACCTTTCCGCTGGTTCCATAAACGGTTGTGCTGACATTCTTCCAACATATCTGCCAGACTTCTTCTGATAACGAGGACCTGTACCATATTCGACTAGGTGTCTATGAGGTGCTTTCTTTTTCTTAGGGTATATTACTGCAGATAGCCCATCATTAAACGTTCTATATCCAATACTTCTTTTCAAATCTCCAGGTCTACCTGAACTCTTCTTTCTATTAGCAGGTGAAACTGGAACTCTTTTCTTTGCTGCTGTTCTAACATTCTTTGCATGTTGCTTAACAACATTGGCTGCATCTTGCTTTTTCTTCATTTCAAAAGCATTTATGTTACGAACAGTCTCACGTCCACCTTCTATTCTTACTACTACTCTTGCCATTGAATATCACCCTATTGTCTTTCTAATACTTGAATTTCCAAAAATCTATTTTCTTCGTTTATATTAATTAGATACTGAATGTCATAAATCTTGTTGTTATATGAAATTACTTGAGCTCGATTTATTTTAGGTGAATATCTAACAATAACCTTATGAGATATTTCAGCTTGAGCTTGTTGGGCTTGCCATTTTTCTCTACCATAAACAGGTCTTATGTTTGCCCAAACTGTCATAACAGAAGTTAAAATATTTTCATATCCACCTGAACCATCAGATACTTGAGTAAGTTCCATAATTTCAATTTTTTTATTTAATTTTCCAGGATTCATTTTCTTATCACCTTTTTAAAAGAACCAAGGAAAAAATTCCTTGGCTCATTTTTAAGCTTCGATAATAGATAGTGGGCCATTTCCTTGTAATGATAAAGACCATGTCGTAAGATCGTCATAAGGAAATTCCATAGACAGCTCAGTTATGGTAGCATTACCTTCATATTTAGTTCCAGATGGGAATTCTAAATATACATCTACATTCTCAGAATTTAGATAAGCTGTTTCCAACATTGAATAAGCTACATCATCTTGAACAAACGCTCCATCACAATCAATCGTCCAACTTTTAAATCCTTGAATGCTTTCTTGCCAATGACCATCACTATCTTTAGAAGTTGCATCTATTGTTTCTGCACTCCGGTTAAGAGTCGCATTCCTTTGTCCCGCGAGAATTTTCCCAGTAGTAGCATCTTTAATAAATAACTTAACTTTCATTCCGGAAATCTTGCTCATTTATTTCAACCTCATTTCTTTCAATTTTAGAATTTATATATAGAAAGATGATTCTTTGGTTTTTCTGTTTTTATAAAAGCAAAACCATGTCCAAATAAGGTGACGCTTAATCCTTTTGCATTTTTGTCTTTATAGAATTTGAACATTTAAAAATCTCCTTTTTAAAAAATAAAAGAGCCAAAATCCGAGGATTCTGACTCTTTAGTTCGTGAAGAATTTCACATATTAAGCTAAAATTAATTTAGAAACAGCTTGTTCGTTTGTAACTGCTCCATCCATATAAGCATCAAGAACGATTAAACGGCTTCCACGAAGAGCATTTTTAGTATCAGCAGTTACATGAGTAACTCCCATACCTTTCTTAATCATAACTGAATAAGCTTCTTCAATATTACCGAAGATAACAGGAGTATTGTCTGGAAGAGCATCAGTAATATCTACTGGTAATCCAAACAATGTATAGTGAAGCTTACCATTTACAATTCCATTTTGTAGGTAGAAATGACCGTTAGCATCTGTCTTCTTAGCAATAGCATTGAAGAAATTACGTTGAATTACGAAACCAGCACCAGTTAAGAAGTCTGGGTGGATTGCAAGATATAACTCTTGTAAATTTTCCATTTCTACATCTGATGCAACACCAGTAAATGTTACTGTTGGAATTGCTGAACCAATAATACCGCGGAATTCTGTATCTTTTTCACCAGTTAAAATTGATTTCTCAATTACTTTTGCTAGACGGCGAGAAAGTAGGTTTACAGAGTAATCAACAATATCAATAGCTGCATCGTTTTGAAGTTGGTTAGATAATTGGATTGCTGCACCAACACGTTTTTGAGTTAACTTAACATCATCTAAGCTTAGAACATCCATTACTAACTCTTCGCCTTCTTCAACGAATCCAGCATTAGTTGCTACCCCATGTTCTTTAGCAATCTTTAATGTTCCAGATACAGATGGAAGTTTACGAGCTTTAGCAAATACTGGAGAAGTTTCTTCCATTTTCTTAATAATAGTATTATGAACGTTTTCTGGAATTACTGCGCCACCATAAGCTGTAGTTTGTAGATTACGAGTTTCACCATTACGTAGGTAGCTATCTAAAACTGTGTATTGTTCATTGCGTTTTTCAATTTTCTTTTCCATATTAATATCTCCTCTTTCTTTTTCTAATTTTTCAAGTTCATCTATCATGTTTTCGACTTTTCGAACTTCAACATCGAAAAGCTGTTTATCAGATGAGCTTATTGACCTTACTTCTTTAAATTTTTGAAGCTGATTTAGCTTCTTATTAATCTCGTTTTTCAAATAATCAATGCGTTCTTGTTTATTCATTTGATTCTTCCACCTCCTGTTTTTCTGATGAATCTTGACCAAGGTTTAGAAATACCATTTGGCCATCGTCATATTTCATGACGCTACCAATGCTTAGTAATCTGAAATCTTTATCATCTTTTGGAAGATCTAGTTTTGTTCTAGCTTCGTTAAAACTAAAAAGGCCCTCTTTTAGGCCTTTAGTAACAGTTTCAATCTTTTCTTTTTCAGTAGTTCTAATAATTTCAGAAGTGTCGAATCTAAAGTAATAACCAAGTTGCTTTTCGAAATCATCTAACAAATATTTATCAAAAGAACTTTCAATTTGAGTTATAATTGGCAGCAAAGTATTCTGTAGGAACTGAACTGTGTTTTGTTCCAAACTTGCATACTTATTAGCATCGCTGTTGATTAGAGATTCTGGAATATTAAATAATCTAGCAACTTCTGAAATTGTTTGTTTACTAGCTTCAGTTAATTGAAGTTCATCAGGCTTCAATGATAGAGGTTTGTAATCCATACCTTCTTCAAGAATCATGGTACGACCAGCATTCTTTGTTCCTGAATAAATCTTCTCGAAACTTGCTTTCAATCTATCGATTGCAGTTTGAGTTAATCTTGAAGCAGCCTTTACCATACCAACTGGAACTGCTGAATTATGAAGCAAAGATGTTGAATACTCAATTTGCTTGCTAGCATTCTGAAGAATTGTTCCTCCATCGGATAAAATTCCATTTGAACCAGAATCAATAATAATCAAGTTTTCTACATCAATTCTTACTGATGCGTTCAAACCAATGTACTCGTATTCAATTCGACTTGGAACAATATTATCTTCAGTAAATCCTTCTTGTCTCATATTTTTGGACTCCAGGTAATATAGGGCGCCCTCTTTCTTATAGATGAAAGCTTTACCATGAAGCAAATAGTCTTTAACAACTTTCTTTTTGATTGTCTGAGCTGTATCAAATTTATTAGCATCATGATTTAATTTATTTACTCGATCATCATCTTCTATCTTTGTTATATCGTTGTTAGTGGCATCTTGATAAAGATAGATTGGCAATGTTGAGATTGAATCAGCAATCAATTCAACCGATGCTCGTACAGCAGGGATTTTTAAAGCTTCATCTTCAGAAATTAATTCTGGTGGAGCTGAAGAATAAACTGTAGCCGAATTGAAAGTTTGTTCATATTCTGGCTTAGGTCTTCCAACAGTGAATAATCCCATTTGCTTACCTCCTTGTTTTTGTTTCTATGTGCAAAACTAAAAATAGCCAAAAAAATAAAAGAGCCAGAAATTAATCTGGCTGGCTCAACTTTCCTCATACGGTTAAATACAATAATTTTTGACCAAGTATAAATGCTCTTTTTTATACATAAAATTCACAAAAGATAGTTTGGTTCGAGGAATAACCCCGAACCGACAAACCCCACAAAGAATACCTCAGATTCTGATGACGATACTGCTTAGTTTAGTAGAAGAAAAACTAAAAACCTCAAAAAAGAACGTGTTCCGTTTTTAATTTTTTTAAACTGCTATAAAGCAGTTCAATATATATAAAAAATAATTATTTACAAAAAGAAAAAGAGCCGAAATAAATTCGACTCTTCGTGGAGGATGTACCTATGCTTGTGTGCTTGCGTGCTTCAATGACTTGTACGTAAAATTACTATTTTATAAATCATTATATAACTTTCAGGAGGTAAATTTAGTATGCCAAATGACTTCAACAAGCAATGGGTAGCATATGACAATTGGTACAATGGTGGTATAAATGAATTGTGTTCAAAAGAACACAAATAATAATTCGAAATAATAAAGAGGTTGTTTGAGTGTTTTAGTTCAAACCGGAGAAAAGAAATATGGAAAATGTAACTCAACTACTTAATCTAAAACACCCAAACGAAAATGAATTTAAAAGCATTATAAAGGAGAAACTTTCAAATCAAAAAATTTAGAAGCAAAAGGTAGTTGGAGGAAACTCACTAAAC